CCAAGTGTTCCATTATTTAACTGTAAACATGTAGTATTTAAAGGTTTTTGTAGTTCTCCGATAGGAGAATATCCTAATCCCATATTTGGAATCCCTCCTGCATTTGGATATCCACTTGCAAAAATACCCAATTGTGATAATGTCAAATTACCATTTAATTGTTTTTTATAGAAATTCATCAAATCCTCATTATATGGTAGTAGAAATGAACTATTATCCTCAATATTCTTAATCTGAGTATTTATAATCTTAACTAAATTATTTGTGGATGTTGTGCTTGAATTTTGAATCGATCCCAACTTGTAAGGGGAACTACCCCAGTAAAAAATCCAAATAGACATACCAATAGTTGCTATTAAGATTAATATTGTAATACCTGCAAAAATTCTCATTTATTTAATTAAAATTTTATTAAAATTTTAATTTATAATTCTAATTTCGAGACGTATTTCGGTTCATTTCTATCATCTGTCAAAATATGAGTTAGAAGTTTCTCATCCTCTACTAACTCTAACAACTTATCATTATCATTTTCCAAATATTCTTGTTGTAATTTAGCGATTAAAAAGTCATTATAACCTTTACCATTATTCCATTCTTTTTCGATATATTCTTTGCTTATTTCACTGTAACTATTCTGATATAAGCAGATATTATCCTTCAAAACAAAATATGGAATAATAGTATTGTCTACAATACTATCTTGAAGAGTGTGGTCAAAATCATTTTGAAAATATTTCAAAATATCTCCTGTTAATATAATTTGATTTTTATATGTTGTAAAATCTGAAACATCTTCAAAATATTTATAAATTAATTTTCGATCTTTATAGGTTGATATTATATTAGTATCCCTTTCAAGAGACATTTTTAAAGAGTATTTTAATTTACTCTTTAATTCGTCAGATATTAAGATTAATTTGTTATTTTGAATATAAGAATTATTATCAGTTAAAAATGGTTCAGTATTGGGATTATATTTATGAGAAGGATTTATTATCATATTCTCAGCGCAAAAATTTTCCAAATCGTTATCCCCTATAATAGAGTATAAATATTTACAATAAGCATTTAAATATTTGGCAATTTTTCTTTTGTTATCGAAATCTTTTAAATCATCATCATCAATATTACAATAAAATATATGAGACTCAACTTCGCTATCAATTTCCTTAATTTTACATGGAAAAAATAATTCGATATTATTATAATCACAGTTAAAACCGCAAATCTTCTTATCAACAATATTTGGACCATATCTTAAAAATATTTTCGATTGTTTTAAGTATTGTAACACTTCATTATAATCTAAATTTTCGAAATTTTCAAAAACTGGGAGATTAAGAGGTGGGATAGGTTGAGTTATTATTGTAATGCTATTTTTAAGAAGTAATACGCGGCATTTGCCATATTTATCTATTATTTGACCTTTAATATCAGGAATATTAAAATTAAATATCGGAGTATTTTTCATATTTCCAGAATAAGATAGATTAACTAAATTAAAATATTTATTCAAATTTTTAGAAATCAGGTCATTATATGGGAAATAATATTCAGAGTTATAATTATTGTAATCAGTTCTAAATATTAACTCGCAATTTGGATAGGGTCTTATATCATTACCATAATGTTCAAAAATTATTACAATTTTTTCATTGTTATTATAAGTACAATAATTACTTTCTGGGAAATGTCTGGGAACAATTAGCATCGGAATTTCTTTAATTTTATCGTGGCGTGTTACTGGTTTAGATAAGTTAAATATATAAATTTTACAATTATATTTTACTTCTAACAATCTGACAACTCTTTTCGGATCTAAATACTCGTCAGATTCTATATATTTTCTAATCTGAGATATAGACATATCATAATTTTCTTGCTTTGCAATTCCAAGATTATAATCAAGCAAACTACGTCTGTTATATTTCTTTTTAAAAACCTTATTTAAAATTTTTAACACACTATTAGAATTATCATCAACACCGTATCTATGATATGTATGTAAAGGATCTAAATAATTAAAAAGATTTTGCAAATCTTTGGGTAAATGCCCTTTTGCACCTTTTGATAATAATTTATTCCCCTTTAGTTCGGAACTTTGAATCTTCCCACTTTTAATATTTCTTTTCTTACCATAAATTTTGGCCATACAGCAGGGAACTAATGGAACGACTGATTTATTCTTACCTCGATTTGTACTTAATCTTGGATAAAGATTTTTCTTGTCTGCCGGAATTATATTGCTAGAATTCATTTTATCGCAGACATACCAGTTGGACTTAACCGTTTTGCCGTCAATTACAATCTCAAAATTATCGTCACTTGGAAAATCTCCTTTAATCATTCGTTTTTCATCTTGCAAACTCGCTGGAAATTTTAAGATTTTTAATATTCGGAGTTTGATATCATTTCTTTTTTTTTCCGATAATTTATCCCAATTATCTTTTTCCATCATTTTTTCAAGTTCTCTTTCATATATATTTTTATAATTTTTAATCTCTCCTTTTTTCAATACATGAGGTCTTTTAATAGGGGTACAATTCGTTCGATAACCTCGTGCGAAGATTTCTGGAAATCTTTTTAATAAATCCTGTTCATCTGATTCTTCTTCTTTTTCAATTATAGATTTTTTGATATCTATTCCATAATGATTTATATATATATATTCAATTTTTTGAATATTTTGTTCATAATAAGAGTAAAGATTTTGAAATATTTTTTGAAAATCTGTAATAGCCTTTATGCCAGGAGAACGTCTTATATTTATATTTATATTATTATCGATATTAGTCATAAATATGGTTATTTGACCTTTGTTTTGAATATAATCAAAATCTTTAAAAGATTTTAAATCCATACCACAAATAATTGATTTCTTAGTCATTTTTATTTCAGGATCATAATAGTATACTGTATAATTAGACTTTATTTTTACAGGATTTTGAAAGTCATCTATACGAATATATTTCGAAAATAACGGATCATTCATAGATAAATAACTAAATATTTCTTTATTAAAATTCTTATCCAAAATCTGAAATTTAGCTTTGATATATTCTATATCAGTCTTCTTAATTTTTTTTATATCCCACATAGAGACAATTTTATCATTATAATTATCTAAATTATTATATACAAGTTTAAGTTCGTAATTTTCTATAAAAATATAAGCCGATTTATAACCTTTATCATTTGTTTTATATTTGAGCAGAATACAATCTTCTCTTGTTTTAGAAATAATTTTTTTAATTACTTCTTCCTTATTTTTACAATTTTTACTTTTTACCATATCTTGTAAAATTGAATTGAAATTGGAATGCAGTTTATATATATTATTAATAGATGCAAAGACAACATCACCAGTTAATTTAATTTTATTAAAATAATACATAATATCATTATAATACTCAGTATCGAAAGTTAATATTCTCCGTTGTTGTACAGGCTTTAATTTTGAAAATTTTGGCAAGTCTTCTTGAACTATAGTTATCGAATCTTTTTCGAATTTTTTTTGGAATCTCTCTTTCTCTAATTTATCATCTTTAATTATTTTTAATATATTTTCAAAATAATTCTCGAGTTTTTTATTTGTCCAATAATCGGGAAAAATATCTTTATAACTGTCTTTTAAAATAGATATATAATATTCAACCTGAATTTGTTCATAATCGCTCAATAATTTTACTGATAATAATGTAATAATCTTTTCCCTTATAGAAGATAAATATTGATATCCCGAATCATATTCACTACTTAAATCACGATTTTCTAAAAATAAAAAAGAGTCATTTAGACCTTTCTCAAAATCTTGATTAGTATTATTAGATAATAATTTTGCAATTTCTCCAATATCATTTTTATTAACAATATCTTTCAAATTTATCCATTTAACATCATGTTTAAAAATGTATTTGGGCAATGTATCTAATTTTAGAGCAATCTTATTCTTAATACTAATATTATTATCAAATATATCAGTATCTATGTTTATATTTTTATTTTGATAAATTTTAACCAACATTCTTTATAGTATAAAATATCTTTTATTTAAAATAAAAGATATTTGAAATAAATTTTTAAATGACTATGTTCTCTTCTTTCTCCACATCACTTACATCACCTAATTTTATTAAATGCATATTATTTTTAATATGATGCATATCTTTAATTATTTGCGACATAAAAATCACATCGCGCTCCAATAATTGAACTCTCTCAGAATGCAAGGTTAATAAATTAGCCTTAAATAAAAGTTCGATCATATCTGCTTCTACTAAATACTGTAATACAGTTATAATATTCGGACTTAATCGAACGTTTTTATGAAATTTGCCATCTATTATATTTTTAACAAGAGTTATAAAAGACGTTTTGCAAAGAGTTAATTTATAACCATGTTTTTGGAATTTTTTTATATTGCGCAATATCGGAGGATCTTTTTTAGACTTTTTTTTAGGTTTGGTTTGTTCTATTTTAAGTAATAAAGTCGGGTGAATATATGGAATTAAAAATCCGTTAATAAATTTGATATTATTTTTTTTAAATAGATATGATAATTCTACATCATTTTTAACAGCAAAATCAATATCTATCGTTTTGAATCGAGTTCTCTTTTCATTATATAAATTATCACGAACACACTCCAATATTTGAGAACAAATATATTCAAGCACCGCAGCCAAAATTATAGGCGTCTCTTTACAAATCATAATTTGATTATTGTTAAAATTTCTTAAAAATTTTTCACATAAATAAGGTGGAAATATTATACACGCTTTGATATGTCTGCCGCATTTTTTTTTATACTTATTTTTGTTGAAATTATACAACGCTTTGTCTGACTCTTTCAATGAATTTTTATATAAATCACCTATTAGAAACATACCAAGGGCCGCCAATAAATTTTTTTTAGAAATGGTTTTCCTATTTTCATCGACTGTCAATTTGAAAGCCAATTCAGAAATATTTCTAGATATTATAATAAAACTTTTATTTAAATGAACTTTCGCATCCGTAGTTATACCCGATTTATTACATATACTTTTTAAAACTATCGGTATATAATTTAGAAAATATTGAGATTTCCTTTTCGCACAATTACGTTCATTCATTATTTTATATAATACCAAGAATCTTTAAATATTTTTACCTCACATAAAAATACCAATAAGCACCCCCTAGAATAATACTCGATATAGCCATTGTCAATCCCGCTAATTTTACCTTGTCAAAAACATCTTCGTCTTCTTCGTCTTTTGTCATAATAAAAGACGGTTTTAACCATATTAAAGAGACCAGAATGCATAATGTAAGAATTATAATATATAAATACATAGATTTTACAATACTTATTAATCCGTTAGATTTTTGGGTAGTAGAAACATTTGGTTCTGTAGAAATTTGTGTTACTTTATTTTGCAAATTTTTAAGTGTGTTATTTAATGAATCTGTCATTTTATATTTTATAATACTTTTTAAATCCCTATTTGGAAATTCCATTTTTTGCATAATTCAATATCATTTTTTCTTAATTTTACAATTTTATTATTATAATATTTACCAATGATTTTTTGATCAGTAGATGAGCGAAATACTAAATTAGTTTCTTTATGAATATAATTATTACCATTTTTTATTTTATATATAACTACTTTATCACTCTTATTATTCCATAAATCTTTCAATTTTTTTTCTGGAATATTGAATTTTTTCGAAATCTGTTGAATATATTTTTCAATATGATTATTAATAATAGAATCTAAAAGATTAACCATTTTATGAATAAATTTTTAAATAAATTTAAAATCAATTTATTTAATAAATGGCTGCAACTAACAATAACATAAATTTTGTTAGAAATCAGATTAAATTGAAAAATTCTTCTACACCCTATTATGCCTATGATAAAACTGTAAAACATGTAATTGATGATATGGATAATTTTCCTTATCAACGATTTTACAGAGGTGTCTACTGGAAAGATAAGCCGGTGATATTCGAAAGAGAAGCTGGGTATAGAAAACGTCATGATAAGTGCTACAAACCATGTATGAATTATATCCCAGATAAAAAGCCAAATCACTGCTTCGAAGGTCCATGCAGTGTAGTTTATCCGTGCTATCCTTCATATCTTAGAAAATATGCGGATAAGGATGAGTTGGAAGTTATGTTAAATAAAACATGCGTTTCTAAATCTCCTTAATTGAAATTTAAGTTGGAAAATTTTTAATTAAAAATGTTATCGAAATTTTTAATTAATAAAGGTATAACCCATGTTTTTGGTTATGTAGGTGGGGCGAATCTATCTTTAATTAATCAATTTGTTAATAGTAATTTAAAATTTATCGTAAATAGAAATGAACAATGTATAGGCCACGCCGCTTCAGCCTTTGCACATTTTTCTAAAAAACCCGGTATAATTCTTACTACTTCGGGACCTGGGGCAACCAATTTAATCACCCCATTACAAGACGCTTATTCTGATGGAATACCTCTAATCGCAATTACCGGGCAAGTTCCTTCATTTGCGATAGGAAGTGACGCTTTTCAAGAATGTTCTGCGA